GCTAGACTGGGGCCAGTGTCCCCTCTATTATGCCAGAGGGAGGAGTCAAGAACACCATAACGGATCTTTTCCCCTTCCTCTATCTCCAAGATCATGTCAGCCAAGTCTGTCGCAAGTATTTTAGATACATATAGCTCTCTGTAGACAACTAGCTGTTCGGACCCTGGAACCACTGCAAACCATAAGACACCTGTGTAAGAGCTATAACCGTAGTCACAAGCTCTAAAACGAACCCAACTAGCTGGGATGTCATATGGTTCTGTTACGTGAATTCTTCTGTTAAATTCAGGGAAGGCTGCACCTTCGTTAATATCCCAGTCACCTTCAAGTAGTTGTCTTCTTTGATGCTCAGGTCGTGATAAAAGGTTAGCTTCGTACATGCCATCATCAGCAAGATAGGGGTTGTCAAACAGTGTGGCTGGAATAAACCTTCTCTTAAATAGCGGTTGCCCCTCTCTTGTGTGACCCTTAGGCCAAGCAATAGTTTCACCAGTTTCAGGATCAGTAGCCCAGAAAGGTTTTCTTGGCGTACCGGGGTCAATAAAAGTCTTCTTAACCCACTGATGTCCCGGCCCTCCGGGGTTTGTAGTAGCCCTCATGTAGAGTGGCAGTCCACTTGCTTTAGTAGTACGTAGCCGTGATCTCATGTAGTTCCAAGGGTACGGAGTAGACCACTGGGTAAGTTCGTCAAACCCGATCCAGTTAAACGCTTGACCCTGATACCTCATAACGTCATCATCACGATCAAGGTACGACATCCAGAGAGTAGCTCCACTAGGTGCTACCCAAGTCTTGTCCCTTTCCATAAACTTGATACCGGGTATTGCTCTTGGGTATAGTTGTTTACTTACTGAGATTAGTTCCCTAAGTTCCTCTGTACTACGACGAACAAGCAGCATCTGAGCATTTGGATTATTCAGATAGCGTACTGGGTCAGCAATCATTGCATAAGACTTGCCACCTCCAGCTGATCCACCATACAAGACTTCCTGTTCAGTAGACGCTAGAAACTCTGTTTGTGGCCCCGGATTAGGTTCAAACAGTATCTCTCTCTGCGCAGCTTCCACATCAATAGGTTCAGGTCTAGCTCTAGCTGGAACTTTCTCCAACGGGACGTCTTTTACCGAGTCTATTGTTTTCGAGCTTTTCCGCTTTTTCTGCTGCCTCTTTGTACCTTTCGGCGTAGAAGCGCTGGATTGAAGCTGCTGCCTTACGTTTTTGCTCAATCTTAACCCTCTTAAACAAACCTACATGAGATATATATCTACCAGAAATTTCACTTAGCCAAGCAGCTACCTCACGATAGCTATACTGACTTAAGTGTATCTTAGCTTGTTCAAAAAGCTCTAGCTCTTCTGGGATTGGTAGCAGTATATCAGAGTCGTCTGGGTCTTGTCTATACCCAAAAGGAAGAAATCTCCCTACTCTAACTAGAGGTACCCACTCCCATTCACCATTAACTTTTTCAGGTTTAGGTAGTTTCCAAGTTTTAGTTTTCATTTTCTTTTGGAGGCAGTATAAACAAAGGACTTTCAGATTTTACTTCTATCTTGTCGGTCTTAACAAAACCTGCACGATCCATAAAGTCTTTTGCAGCTGCCATCTTCTCTTTGTTGCCCAAGTCGGTGGGGGATCTCATTACTTGCATCATAGCCCAAGCTGCAGCTGGACCACGGGTTGCGATAAAGTCTTTAGTTCTTTCAGCAACTTCGCTTTTTAGTACTGACATTATCGTAGTGGAAGACGTACCTTCGGCATACCCTGCAAGCTTTAGAGCTTTTACAGGGTTGCCTTCAGCTTCTTCAAACAACGCATCCAAGAATGCCTGCTGTTTTTCTGTTAGGTTACGAGCCATATATCCTCTGCCTAATTTCAGAACGGCCTATTCCAATATCCTTAAGTTCTTTGTTGCTCATGTTCATAAGGATATAAAGATCTGCACGGCGTTGCTGAGTTTCTTGAATTGAAGTTAGTACTTTTCTAGCAAATTTAAACATTGTATTCTCCATTGATCAGACTGTCATTAG